ACTGTCAGTAGTATGATACCGCAGGCGGTTTCCCTTATCTCCACCATCGCGGCGGCTGTACTTGAAAGTGCACCGTCCATAATATCCGCTCTTGCGGAGGGCATCATCGGAGCGATACCTACGCTCGTGCCTGTCGTATTGCAGGTCATTACGGAACTGGTCGGCGCACTCGTGACGCTCCTTCCGCAGATCGTGGACGCGGGTATGCAGATTATCGTGTCCCTCATCCAGGGCATTGCCCAGGCTGTTCCGACACTCATTCCGCAGATGGTGCTTGTGGTGACGCAGATTGTACAGACGCTTATTGAAAATCTGCCGATGGTACTGGACGCAGCCCTTCAGCTGATAACGGGACTGGCGCAGGGTATCCTTGACGCTATCCCTGTCCTAATCGAAGCCCTGCCCGCCATCATCACGGCTATCGTTGAGTTCATCGTGGGAGCTATCCCTCAGATCATCGATGCCGGAATACAGCTTCTGACTTCGCTGATTACGGCTCTGCCGCAGATCATTTCCGCAATCGTGGCTGCAATACCGCAGATCATTGACGGGATATTGAACGCCATACTCAGCGCTATTCCGCAGATTATCGAAGCGGGAATAAAGCTGCTGGTGGCTCTCATAGAGAACCTTCCGACCATCATAACCACAATTGTGAATGCGATACCGCAGATTATAACGAGCATCGTGAACGCACTGATCGGAAACATCGACAAGATTATCATGGCAGGCGTTCAGCTGTTCGTGGCTCTTATAAAGAACCTACCGCAGATTATTGTGGCGATTGTGAAAGCCGTACCGCAAATCATTACTTCCATTGTGAAGGGCTTTGCTGGCGGCGTATCGCAGATGGCACAGGTCGGTCTCAATCTTATCAAGGGCATTTGGAACGGCATCGGGGACGCCGCATCCTGGCTATGGAGCAAGGTCAGCGGTTTCTGCTCGAACCTGCTCAGTAAGATCAAGGGCTTCTTCGGAATATCCTCACCGTCCAAGGAGATGGCGTGGGTCGGCGATATGCTCGCGGCGGGTCTTGCCGGAGGTATTGATGATTCGGCAAAGGTCGCTATCAATGCCGCGCAGGATTTGAACAAGGGCATCATGGATGTAATGGGCGGTCTTGCAGACGATATGCAGTCTGCCGTGCCGAGCAATTTCAAACTGGATGCGGATGCTACGGTGCGCTCTGCCGTAAGCGGTGCAACAGGCATGAACGGCGGCAGTTCTTACGGCGCGCTCGTTTCGGTCGGTCAGATGATCGTCCGCAGCGAGGACGATATCCGCAGGATTTCACAGGAACTTTATAACCTGATACAGACGGGCTCCCGTGCACAGGGACGCTTTTCAACGGCTTAAGGAGGTGTGCTGAATGGGCTTTACATACAACGATACGGCGTCTGCCGATATGGGTCTGAAAGCACGGCTCACCTCCTGGCAGGTGTGCGGAGGGCTGCGCAACTATACGGCATCCATTCCGGGCAAGAGCGGTGTGGCGGACTTTGGAGCGGATTTTGACTACAGAGAAATCAATGTCTCCTGCAGCATTGTTCCGAAGAGGAATTTTACTTCTCTTGTTTCTTTACTGGATGATATTGCACTGTGGCTCGATCCTACGGACGGCTTGAAACAGCTTGTGTTCGATGATGTGCCGGACAGGTACTTCATGGCACGGCTCTATGAAAAAGTGGACTGTGAAAGGCTGCTCGTCCGCTCGGCAGGCAGCTTCGAACTGAAATTCTTCTGTCCCGATCCATTTGCCTACGCTGTGGAGGACGAGGAGTTTACCATATCCTCTACAGGGTCGCATACGGTCAGACGGGCAAAGGGCAACATCGACTCCCATCCCGTTTACCGCATCAAGGGCGTTATCACCTCCGGCGTGAGCAACTATATCACCATTACCACCAACGGCTCACAGCTGAAAATCGTGAATGCAACGCTCACTTCTTCCGAAACGCTGGTGGTCGATACGGATATGATGACCGCCTGGGTGGAGGACGCAAACGGCAATGTCCTGCGGAACGGTCTGCCGTATCTTTCGGAACTGAACTTTCCGACACTTTCTGTCGGCGGCAATACAATCGCTGTGGCGGCGAACAACGCCACGTTTACGAGCCTTGAGATACAGGCAAAAAGCAGATGGAGGTGACGGCGGATGTCCTTAAAAACGATACTAAATAAGCAGACGGACTTCACGGGCGAGTTCCCGGCAGAATATGCCAAGGGCGGCCTGTGGCGTTTCAACGAGGACGCTCCTACGGGAGAATATTATCTCGCCGACTCCTCCGGCAACGGCAGGGACGCATATATCAACAAATGGACAGGAACGACAGCATCCCTGGTAGATGGTGTGTTCGGCTCTTATTTTCGCATGAACATCAACAATCCGTCCTCGGAGCAGACCTATCTTAAGGTCACGAATGACGGCAGTATCTTTTCTGACCTTGGAGAGCGTATCATCGTGGGCGGCTGGATGCGTCCGACCACCTATTCCGTAGGCAACACATACACACCGATCCTCTCTACCAGAGGCGGCACGGGCAATCCGATGTTTTATCTGTCGCTCATCCGCGGCAAGCCGAGAATGATGCTCTACAATTCTTCCGGCTCCCTGATATTAGATACATCGGTCACGCCGTCCTTTTCTTTGGAGAATGCCAAGTGGTACTTCATCGCCGCGGTAATCGAGCCAACGAACAAGAAAGCGTGGTACGTGGTCGGCGATAAAACGGCAGGCACGGTATGGAAATCCTCTGCGCTGACCTTCACGGGAGAACTGAACCGCTCCTGCACGGCAGACCTTATCTGGGGTATGCTGAACAGTTCCTACTGGTACGCAGGTGGCTTTGACGATTGGTTTCTGGACTGCGATTCGGAACTTACCGCCGATGACCTTATGGATTATTTCCGCTCCGCTGTCATGGCGAACGCCGGAGATACCACGGGTGATGTGGACGGTCTTACAGAGCCGGGAACGGTAACGCTCCGTGCTTCGAGCGGAGCATATCCGACCGAGGGCATCCTTACTACAGCGGCAGCGGAATGCAATCTGTCCGGCACGGGTCGTGTGTCCGTGACGAGCGAGTATATCTCCGGCACGACCGCTGTTTCCCTGGTGGAGACTTCCACGAGCGATGACCTTATCACATGGAGCGATTGGGTGGCTGTTCCAGCGGACGGCAAGCTGCAATCTCCCAACAGGGAATACATCCGTTTCCGTGTGACGCTTACCACGACCGATACGAGCCTGACGCCGAAGGTGGTGGATATCCGGCTTTATGACATCCCTCGCTCTCCCTATGAGAAGATCGGATATGCCCGTCCCGTTGTCCTTGACAGCAACGGCGCATGGGAGGCTGTTCTTGAGAACGCCTACGACATCATCGTAACGGGCGAGATCAACGGCGAGGATACGCTTTCCTTCAAGATTCCTTACCGGGACAGCAAACGGTCATATATCGACAGCGAGAAAAAGATACAAATCGTGGACGATATCTACAAGGTGCGCACGGTCACGGACAGCAAGGACACGGATGGCAGTTCCGTCACGGAGGTGTATGCCGAGGCGGAGTTCTACGATCTTACTTTCTCTGTCAGAAAAGAGGAACGAACCTTTGAAGCGGAGTACCCGGAAACTGCTATGGCTTACGCTCTTTCCGGCACGGAATGGGCGGTCGGCACGGTTAATGTGCGTACCAAGAGGACGTGGACGAGCAGCGAGAAAAACGCTCTGTCCATCCTCCGAAACGTGGCAGACTTGCACGGCGGCGATCTGGTTTTTGACTGCGCCAACAGGCTCGTGCATCTGCTGACCGTGAACGGCAAGGACAGCGGCGCTCTTTTTGCTTACAGAAAGAACATGAAGTCTATCCAAAGGGTGGTCGATACAAGGAGCCTTGTGACCAGGCTCTATGCTTTCGGCGCGGACGGACTGACCTTTGCGGATATCAACAACGGCAAGCCTTATGTGGAGGACTTTTCCTATACGAACGAGATACGCATCTCCACGTTGGACTGCTCGTCTTTTACGAATCCGTATCAGATGAAGGAGTATGCGGAGATGCGCCTTGCACAGTACGCCAAGCCGACCATTTCCTATGTGCTGAACGCTATGGATTTGTCGGTGCTGACGGGCTACGAGCATGAAGCGTGGGCACTCGGCGATTATGTGCGTGTGGAGGACAAGGAGCTGGGCATCTCGGTCACAACAAGAATCGTGCGCCGGGAATACAACCTGCAGGAGCCTTGGAACACGGTACTTGAACTATCCACCACGCTGAAGAACCTCGGCAGTTCCGCAAGTCAATGGGACAACGCCGCCGATACTCTGGAAGGCACAAGCATGATATCCAACGATGATATCCGTGAAATGGTGCCATTCAATTTGCTGCGAAACTCCCGCGCAGACGATGGGCTTGCCTACTGGACGAGTTCCGGCTTTGTGGCCGATGGCGAAAATGGCGCGTCCGGCACGGCGTCCTTCAAGGCAGAGGGCGTGTCTGGCATGACGAAAAGCCTATCGCAGACCGTGTATCCTGCCAACCGCGACAGCTATACCATCTCGGCGCAGATCGGCTCGGAGGATTTGGAGAAGCTCTCGGATTTCTCCCAGGTCGGCATTGAGGTCATTATCGAATACGAAGACGGCACGACTGAAAGCCGCTTCATCGATCTGTATTGACGGAGGTGGGCTATGGTTTATTTTTCAAAAACTCAGGCGAAGGTATCGCCGGAGCATTACGGCGAGAGGGTCAAGTCCATCACCGTCCGTATCTGTATCACGAACTGCACGGGCAGGCTCTATGTAACGGACATACTTCTCCAGGCGGGAGCGGTCGCTACGGGATGGGTAGGACATCCCTGCGAGATAAAGTGGACGCTCGATGGGTGATATACGCTTTATCCGCCTTGCGGAGGTCGTAAATAAAAAGCAGGACAAGCGTGTCGTGAGCGTCTCGGTCATTCCTACCATTACCGACTGCTCCGGCTCGATCTGGTTCACCGACCTTCAGCTGCAGGAAGGCTCCGCGCTGACGGGCTACGCTCCGCACACGGAGATTTGCCTAAAAGAATCGGAGAACGCTCCCGTGTGGTTCAACGGCGTGGTTCGCTCGGAAGAAACGGTGATCCTTTTAAACCTTGGCGGCACTTCGGCGGGGCTGGACATCCACCTCTATCCGAAAAAGGATATGGACGGCGGATCGGTCACGCTGGCGCAGGGTGTCGGCGGTCAGAAAGCCACCTTCCCGAATGCCATGTATGCCGGGGACGATGTGGCTCTTTTGGCATCCACGCGGGAATGCACGAGGAACGGCATAAAGGAAACGAAGGACGGATTTTATCAGTACAGTGCGGCGTGGGATTCCAAACACATCGTGTCCCTGCCGCAGGGGAAATCCGCACAGCTTTTGTATTCGATGCAGGAAATGGACGATGGCGGCGGTCTTTTGTGATAGACAGGTGAAAACTTCATGAGATGTAAGTGATTTATATTGACAAATCAAAGTGCGTAAAGTATGATAAGTATGGTTTGTATAACCAATGAAAGGAGTACAATTCTCATGGAGAAGCCAGAAGGAAAATATGCGTGGACAGTTACTGTCGGCACAAAGGGACAAATTGTAATACCGAAAGAAGCAAGGGATGTTTTTAATATCAATCCCGGAGATCACCTTCTTATTCTTGCCGATGTCAAACAAGGTATGGCGATTCCTCCGAAGGATTCATTTGATGAATACTTCAAAAAAATATTTGGGTAAACCCAAGATTGGAGGGCAAGCATATGCTTGTATTTTTAGGAATTCCTTTAATTGGCTGGATACAGATACTCATAGGTGCGGCGGTTACTGCTTTTGTGTTGATAAAGTACCTGGTCAGACCTAAGAGAAAAATGACTGATGGATACCTATTAAAAGATGTCCATATTATCATCGGTGATGGCAATGAACTGTTCCATCAAAATGTTCTTATAAAAGGCGGTTTTATCGAAAAAATCAGTAATACGGATATCGAGACGAATGTGGCTGTTATTGATTGCAGTGGTTATACCCTTATGCCTGGATTGATAGATTCGCACATCCATATCCAAGGACTGAATAACCGCTCTGACGCAGATAGTGATAAATTTCTGTACGGTACAGTTCCAGAGATTTTTAAGGAAAGACTGCTCCCTTATGGCGTGACAACCATTAAGGATCTGTGCGCTCCAAGGCATTTTATATATAAACTGCGCAAAGAAATCAAAAACGGGAAAATCTTAGGACCGGAGCTTCTTATAGTCGGCCCGAATTTTACTGCGCCTGATGGACATCCCGCAAATACGCTTGGTGGCGATAATCCGTGGATTAGAAAGGAAATGGCCATCGAGGTAAGCAGTCATGAGCAAGTATCTGAAGGAATCAGAGAGTTAAAAAAGAGCGGTGTAGATTTTCTAAAATTCACTTATCAGGGTGGCGAATATTGGTACTTTGATAAACAACTTCATATTAACAAGATCGATAAAACATTAATGCAGCAGATAATCCGTGAAGGAAAAGAAAATGGTCTTCTGACTACTGCTCACGTTTTCTATAAAGAAGATGTCAGGGAACTTCTTGAGGCAGGAATTTACGGTATTGAACACGGCATACTGGATGAGGAGCTTTCGCCGGATGATGATATTATCAGGCTTTGGGAAAAAAGCGGCACACACTATGTTCCAACAGTCAATGCCATGACATATGAGAAAAACCCGGACTACCTTGCAACGAATATGCATAATCTCAAGTTACTTTATGATGCCGGCATTCATATAGCTATGGGAACGGATAACATGCTTGAGATGATGGGAGGAGAAGTCGAACATAGGGAATTGATGTATTATGTGGAGACAGGTCTAACTCCAATGCAGGCACTTGTCCTTGCCACAAAAAATGGTGCAGAACATCTTGGAATTGCCGATCGCAAAGGATTGGTAAAGGAAGGTATGGAGGCTGATCTCATACTCCTTGAGAAAAATCCGGCAGAGGACATTTCCAATATACAGTTCATCGACAAAGTATTCTTGCGTGGGAAAATTGTATTTTCTCAAAAGGCAATCTCCTCCTACGATATACCGGAGTATTCTTATCCCCCTGATGTTTCCTGTATGAAATACATAAAATCTGATGAATCAGAAATGCGTGTAGTGGATATATCAGACTATGCAGAGCATGGCAAGATTACACAAGTATTAACAAAAAACGATACGCCGTGGTCTGAGGAAACGTTCGGCGTTGCGAGTGATCTTTCATGCACTGATTGGCATTACGTTAGACATTCCGACAACACGGATTTAGTCGCAACAAAGGATGGGGATTATATAAGGCTTTCCGGATTATTCAAAGGAAAGCCGCAAGAAAAGACTTTCAAAATAGGTGACGGTCTGTGGTATCAGATGATGGATATGGCAATTCCCGCCTTTATCGCATCTGAAGAAAAACAAATTGTATTCTATTCCATAGGAACTGGAAATAATCGGGGTGCTATGGCGCTTGGAGAATTTGCTGCAGAAAAAGCCGGAGAGGAAACAATCGTAATAAACGGCGTAAAACATGATTGTGTAAAGGTCACTTTTGTTCTTACCGCATTTTCTTGGGCCTGGACAGGGCTTTACTGGTATGACAAGAACAATGGTCAATTGGTAAAATCAGGTGAGAAAGGCAAAAACGCAGTAAAAAGCGGTTATCAATTAAATGATATCTAATATAACAAACTTAACGAATCAATTGAGAGTCGGGAAACCGGCTCTCTTTTATACCCATCGGGAGGTGATGGCTTGGACAAATTAAAGGGAAAGAAGATCATGGTGTGGACTTTCATGGGCAACACCAGGATGTATAACGCTCTGCGCGATTACGGTGACCGCATCAGCCAGATCGGGCTGTTCTCCTTCAAGGTCAGGGTAACCGGGGAGATTTATGAAAGCGGCGTGGCAATCAGCAATATGCTCACCTACATCAATTGCTATCGGCATATCAAATGGCTCCTGACAGTTGCGAATGACGGAATGAACAGCATCTTCCGCGCCTTGCGGGACAACACCAACGGCGCGCAGGATATGTTCCTTTCGGAACTTGTCCGTATCATGCAGAAATATCCGTGGTGTGACGGCGTGGACATCGATCTTGAGAAAGGCGATGGCTACTCCACGCACGAAGCGTCCACGGCGATGTTCCGTAATATCTACAACACCGTCAAGGCATACGATTCTTCCAAGCTGATGAACATCTGCCTGCCGGGTATGACTTCGGTCAATGGCTCGGTCGGCGGCGAAAACTGGTGCGTGTATGCCGACCTCAACAATTACTGCGATACCGCATCCATCATGAGCTACGGCATGGCATGGGCAGGCTCCGCGCCGGGACCGGTGTCCCCGCGTTCGTGGCTTGAGGGCATCTACGACTATGCGTCCCAGGTCATGGATACGGAGAAGGTGTTCCTCGGAATGCCTGCCTACGGCTGGAACTGGCAGATATACGACAAGCCCGCGAACATCGGCAAGACCTATCGCGGGACTTCGCAGACATATTACGCCGCGCAGAACTGGCTCAAGGGCGTGTATAACTTTACGGACGATCAACCTCCGCAGCCATTCATCCCGTTCGTGGGCTATTGGGACGATAACAACAAGGTTCCGTGGGCGCTCCCTCATGTATACGAC